ACTCGCCCTCTCGCCGTGAAACCATCACATTACCTCCATGTAAATCGCGGTGACGGAAGTCTGGAAATTTTTGGTTAATTCGGTAGAGATTATCAAAAACCTGTACAATTACAGACTTTATCGCATCAAGAGATGGTTTGGTTTGCCACCACGAATTAAACGGCATACCATCAAGAAGTTCCATGTAAAGAATATCCTTGGGTTTGGTACGTCGCGATGGCTGGACAAAATGACCCATTTTGGAACCAGGTTTCCCCCCTTTGCGTATTATTTGGGGTTCTTTATCTTGGATGGGGCACTTCTTAAAGAGGTACATCTCAGGAACCGCAAACTCCTTCAATTTTTCGGCAACCTTGAATTCAAACTCAAATGCACCATCGGTACTTTCCGATGTATCTATCTCTTTGTAGGCGACATACCGCCTTCCATTATCATTGATACTTCCACGGTACATCTTTCCAAATGCACCTTCACTTATAGGTCTACCCTTACCAGTACGAAGGGTAGGTGAGTTGTAACTGGGAACCTTCAAGAAGTGTTCTGGGATACAAGCCTTCTCACCTTTGAGTAACTTCTTGAGATTACTCTCAATAGACATACTTACTTATTGGTAAGAAGTTATTTTTCAACTTACCAAGAAGGACAAATTTATTTTACTTTTTTTTTCAGAAAATCTTTTTTTAAACATTTTTGATTTTTTTAGAACTGATAATTTTTACTGATCGTCAACTTCCTCAATCTCATCCTCAACTTCATCCTCAACCTCGTCAGGTAGGTCTAGACCCTGGAAGGCAAATGAAGGTAGCTTGACAGATTGCTCAAAGAGAACCTGTTGAAGTCGGATCGTGACTCCAAACTTGTTGTCAATGAACCAGATCTGGTTGAGGTCAATGATAGGCATTGCCTTCTGTCCCTTCTCGATGCTATCGAGAGTGACCATCTGCTTGCTCATATTGTAGCACTCGGGAACAAAAGAGCCATCAGACTTGGTGAGAACCTTGAGCTTGATGGTTGCAGGGTACTGCTCCTTACCGGGGCGAACAATAGGCTTGTAGAGTGCCTCCTTGAGAACAGCAACGTTGAAATCCTTGCCAAGCCACTCCTTGGCATTATTGGCAACAGTGTTTACGATGATATCGTCAAGTTCAGTAAGCTTTGCGTGGAGAGCCATAGCCTCAGCGTTATCGGGGTCAAAGGAAAGATCGAGAGAATAGGATGTGCGTCCAGTAGCCTCATCAGTGTATGCGCTCAGGCCATAAGGAGAGCGCATGAAAGGGAGCTGAACATACAGCTTCTTGTTGTCGCCGGCGTTGAGGTAGACGGCTTTGCCGCCATTCTTGTTCTTGCGAAGTTTCGAAAACTGCACGGAGGCAGGAGAGAAGTCGGAGGATTGCTGGATAGAAAGCGACATTGTTGGTTGGTTATATATCTTCTAGGTGGCTCAACTTTAAGTTAGTTTTTTTTGTTGAATTATAGTAAAACAATCATGGGTTTATTTAAAGACTGTGGATGTGGGTGCAATGGTAAGAAGCAGGAGGACAAGTTAATCATCTCGATCATCTCTGCTCTCACCTTTTTCGTTGTCGCTAACCCCGCGACATTTCGCTTCGTCAGAGGAATCCTCGGATCTTGGATTGCCTCCTCTAATGGATGTTCTACGACTTTAGGTCTCATAGTGCACTCCATCGTTTTCATGTTCATCGTTTGGGGTATGATGAATATAAAGAAGGATGCTCCTTCTTGTTCCAAGGCTGATGCCTCACCCGTCGAGAAGAAGGAAAAGAAGGAAAAGAGAGAGAAGGTTCTCGTGTCAATGACTGACGCGCCTTCACCTGAACCTGGTTTCAAGGAGCCTGAAATCGCGACTAAGGTGAACACCGGTAAGGTTTTGGAACCCTTTGAGATTGGGGTTGACGGTGGATTATTCAATTAAGACAAATGATCTATCTGAAGTCTGACTAATCCTAGTAAAAGAAAGATCTTTGATTTTTTTAATCATCTGATCTATGTGATTTTGTTCAATTTTATAACACGATTCCGTGTGTAATTTATCTCTGTATTCTACAATCAGTGGTCCATGTGCGCCAACGACTGATTGTAAAATGTCAAATGTTCTATCCATTTATACAAATTGTTACCATTATCTTTAAAACTCTTCATCGAATGTAATGTTCTCGGAATCGTCATCTAACTTACCGTAATCCCCGACCCTCTTTTCAAAAAAGTTTGTCTTCCCATCTAGGCTAATATTTTCCATAAAATCAAAGGGGTTTTTAGATCCCCAAATTGGGGGTTGACCAATCTGTTTAAGAAGGCGATCGGACACGTACTCTATATATTCAGCCATCTTATCCGAGTTCATACCTATGAGGTTACATGGAAGTGCGTCAAGAATGAAATTTTTCTCAATCTCCACCGCTTCCTTCACGATGGAATGAATGACTTCAGTCGACGGTTTATTTCTCAAGAGTTTGAAGAGTTCGACGGCAAACTCTTGGTGAAGACCCTCATCTCTAGATATCAGTTCGTTACTGAAACAGAGACCGGGCATAAGTCCTCTCTTCTTTAGCCAAAAAATGGCACAAAAACTTCCAGAAAAGAAGATACCCTCTACACAAGCAAAGGCAAAAAGACGCTCAGCGAATGAACGAGACTTGGTATCGAACCATTTGAGAGCCCAATTGGCCTTGTTTTGAATACAGGGAATTGTTTGAATCGCTTCGAAAAGTTGCTTCTTCTCGGCACCATCTTTAATGTATTTGTCTATGAGTTTAGAATAGGTCTCACCGTGCACCATCTCATTATGAGACTGGTACGCATAGAATGAACGACCCTCTGAAATTTGAACTTCGTCAGCAAAATTGTTGTTTATATTTTCAAAAACGATACCATCGGAACCAGCAAAGAAGGCCAGAATATACTTGATAAATTTTTGCTCGTTATCGTTTAGGGTTTTCCAATCTTCCATATCCTTTGAGAAATCAACCTCCTCAGCAGTCCAATTGGACATTTGGGCCTTCTTGTAAAGATCCCAGAGGTGAGGATACTTCAGGGGAAACACTGTAAAACGATTCAGAGTGGGGGCGAGAATAGGTTCATATTCTTCTTCTATGTAGTCCTGGAATTCAAAATAAGTTCCGACGCGACGATCGTCAATAAATATTTGAGGGTAGGTTGTTACTGGGCCACCACATATCTCTTTCAGTTTTTCTTTGTCGATCATGACTTTCTCATAATCTAGACCCTCGGTCTCGCATAGATCCACTGCGTGGTCGCAATACTGACATCCTTCCTTCGAATAAATAATAACTTTCATCTGTGATATTATCCCTGATTATTTTTTGTCGGAAAACTCTAAGCATGATTGTGCCTTCTGATATAATTCAAGATGATATAGTAAAAGTCCTAGTTAACGAGGATGGTGTCGAAGATGAAATGTACGCTGTTGTAGCAATGAATACAGGGAGAACACTCGGCCTTCATTACCTCAACCCCACAGAATCCGTCTATAAGACGGCATGTATATATAGCGTTGATAAGGATGAGATATCTCCAGCACCATATGATAGTTTAATGGAACACTACCCCAGTGGTACAAAGTTTGAAGATTTGGACATGAAGCGCATGGGTGAAGAAGGGGATATGTACGCATTTTACTCAGAAATAGACATAGAAGATAGTGATAGTGATATACATGAAATGCATTTAGAAAGCGACACCGATTCCGAGATGGCAGATTTCGTTGTTCCTGACTCAGAAGTACAGGGTCTAAATATTCAACCACCTGATTATGCCTCTATCGACAGAGATTGGAATGAATGGCAACCTTCTTCAGTAGGAGCTAGAAGTTTCAAAGAAACTGTTGATTTAATTGAATCGCGTGTTAGGCGCCTAAGTGAGTGATGCGTTTTATATTTTTTTTATAAAAGATCAGATAACACAAAACAATGCTGGCAACTATATGGTCTGACATAGACAAACTATTACAACAAAAAACCGAAGAAAAGCCAGTGGTAAATATAAATTTTTGTAGAGAATGTTGTGGTGTTAAGATTTTTTCACCCGAGGGTTTACCAACCTGCTCAGAATGTGGGCTCGTTGAAGACAGATATGTGGATGACACGGCGGAATGGACAAGTGGAATGAATGATGATGGAAAAGTTAAGGATCCCTCAAGATGTGGGAATCCTAACGCCAACCCTGAACTCTTTTCCCAACATTGGGGGAAAGGGACAATTATTTCTACACAACATTCTTCAACATATGAGAATAAACGAATGGCTAAAATTAACTTTCATATGTCTATGAATCACAAAGATCGCTCTCTGTTTCACGCATATCGTGATATAGATGAAGCGTGTCACACTTTACCTGATGTGGTTCTCAAAGATGCAAAGATGATGTACAGAAAGTTCAACGAGGAAAAATTGACCAGGGGTGCTGTTCGGTTAGGGATCAAAGCGAACTGCGTTTTATACGCGTGTCGGTTAGCTAAACATCCACGAACAACTAAGGAAATTTCAGATATGTTTGGAATTCAATCGAAGGATGTGAGTCGTACAACACAAATATTCAAGGATACAATCATGGGTATTACAGAAAAGAATTACGTAACAAAGTCGTTTGATGTGATGAACAGACTTTTGAATTCATTTGAGGTGACAAAAGATGAACGGTTACAATGTATTAAATTATGTAATTCAACGGAAGACTGTGTGGAACTTATGAGTAAAACACCTAATAGTGTAGCTTCGGCTATTATTTATAAGGTTCTAGGTTCAAAAGTAAAAAAATCTGAACTGTGTGAAAAATGTAACATATCTGTACCAACCCTAAACAAGATAGATAATATAATTAAAAAGCACTTAGAGGCTAAAGCTTAGTATTAGAATATGGTGAAGTTATTTCTAGCCACACCATGCTATGGTGGATTATGCTTAGAGAAGTATATGTCTAGTATAATCAAACTTCAAATCCTTTTAATAAAAGAGAATATTCAGCTATTTCTTGACACTACCGAAAATGAGTCCCTAGTTCATCGCGCGCGTAATGTTTCAGTTGGTCGCTTCATGCAAAAAACTGATTGTGAATATTTCATGTTTATAGATGCTGATATACACTTTGACCCCGAGGCTGTTGTCCGACTCATTAAGTCTGGGCATGATCTCTCCGTCGCATGTTACCCAAAAAAGGTTGTAATGTGGGACCAAGCTGCTGAAGCGGTTAAGGCGGGTGATGATCGTAATATGTCTATGTTGTCGTCAAGTCTAGTAATTAACTTTGGAGCCCAAAATCGTCCAATCAAAGACGGTTTCATCGAGATTCTAGATGGACCCACCGGTTTTATGGTTATTAAACGCTCGGTGTTTAAAACCCTTGAGGAGAAGTTCCCAGAATTGTGGTGCAAGAATGACCACCAAAATAGAGACTTTGACGAATACCACGCAGCGTTTGATTGTATGATTGATCCCACCAACCGTAGGTACTTGTCAGAGGATTACGCATTCTGTCGTCGTTGGCAACAAGCCGATGGCAAAATTTACGCAGATGTTAACACGACCCTGGGACATGTAGGCAATTTACCATTTTCGGGATGTCTAAATGATAGGCTTAAGGGATAGAATCTAATACGAAATATATGAAGATCGTTACGATTCTAGTTGTGAGGTCAAAGGCGTGTCATGTTAAAACACTTCATTCCGTTTTACGATTGAATATGCGATGTCTTCAGAAAAATTACAATAATGAGATCACCTACGTTGATGACGATCCTTACAAAAAGGCTGAGGCTATCCAGAAATACATGAAGACGTGTGATCGTATTATCTTCATAGATTTTGGGATTGGTGTAGATGATGGATCTCTAGATCAGTGCTTTGAACCTCATGAACATGTAGGGTGCCTTGTTTTCCCAGGTGTCAAGGAGGGTATCAATTGGGATCAATTTAAGACCAAGGTACAAGAAGGATCAAGTGAACCTGCGTCACAAATGGGTTTAGATTTTGACACTGAGATAGGAAAGAAGGTTTCCAAAGATATCTATCACGTAACATCTACTAAGTCAAAAGCTTGGTTTCTAAATACTAAAAATGTTTCTAAAAAATCTGGTTGGAAGATTTCACCCAAGTTTTTTGAAAAGTTTATTAGTGATGGAGTGCGAGTTTATGCATTTACAGCAGCTAAGTTAACCATGACTTATACACATGAATGCTTAAGTAATATCCTAAACGCTGCTGGTGTGAAAGTATCTTAAAGTTTACACAATACTATAAAACATGTCTATAAAGCCGGAATCCCCGCTTTACAAATATGTTGTCGGATTTATTCATAAAACTTGGGGTAGTAAGGATTATTTCCCTGGGCCTCAGCCGGTATCTATCGAATACAAACACTTTCCAATTTTAAAGGGTGGTCAATATGTCGTTTGTGAAAAGACTGATGGAGAGAGGCATATGATGGTTGCGTTGATGTTTGAGGGAAAGAAGAAGTGTCTTTTTGTAAATCGGGCATTCAACATGTTCGAAGTCTCACTGAATCTTAAAAAAGATGTGTATGACGGAACGATCTTGGATGGTGAATTGTATGAGAACACTCTCATGATTTATGATGCTGTCCTCGTGTGTGGAAAGACTGTATGGAATTCCAATTTATTGGATCGCCTTGGGTATGCTAAGTTTGGTGTACTTGAACCAATCATTTACATGAAGATGGATAAGTACCGCCTTCAAATGAAAGAGTTTCATCACATGAAGGACTTTAAGGAATTTATGAATGAACACCTTCCCAATGTGAAACAAGAAGTTGATGGACTTGTTTTCACACCTATTAATGACCCAATTCGGCTCGGAACACATGAGACAATGTTCAAGTGGAAGCCACAAATGAAGAATACAGTTGACTTTATGATGAAATGGGAACCTACCCGAGAAACACCCGGTTATACACCCGGTCCATCCAGGTGGCGATTGTATGTTCAAGAAAAGGGTAAACTCATGTTTGAGTCAGAAATTCCACATGACAAGGTTGAAGACCATTCCTGGTTTGAGGATGGAGCTATTGTTGAATGTATGTATATGGGTTGGGATGAACCCATGTGGTGGAAGCCTCTCAAAAGGCGTTATGATAAAACGCATCCCAATAATAGGCGAACTTTCTACAGAACTATAGTGAACATCAAGGAAAATATTAAGATGGAGGAGTTTTTAAATTGTAAACCATAAAGTAGAATCCACCCTCATCGGGTAGTTCGTGTTCTTTTATGGTTTCATCATCTATTAAATTCCATTTATTTCTTCGTTTTACAAAACTCACATAGTGACCATCATTTTGGTGACCAACATGTAGAGCCGCTGAGACGAGATTATATTCATAGTCTTGAATAAGTAGATTTTCTATAATTTTAATATGACTTTTACTATCAAATGAAATCATTAGGACTTGTGGTAACTTTGAAAATACCGAACGACTTGTAGCTACGTGATGCACCTTCCCATCGTTATCCTCAAAGTTTTCTATAGTATTCCAGTCAGTACTTTTTAGTAACATTGTTTCCATATTTTTGCCATAGGATGTGATCAAATGAACACTGAATGTTTCTTCATTCGATGACTTCCCACCGGGCCATATGATTTCTTGCTTCTTCTTCCCATAGAACCATTCCTTAATTTCTGGTTTAGAAACCTCTAAAATATCTATGATGCATAAAATAGCTTCCTGAACGTCATGTTGTTCTCGGGATTTGAATCTTGGAAACTTGGCTCGGAAATGTTCTAAGAGTGTACTGATGTTGACACTTTCTTGCCCCTTGGTCCAATATGATTTAACTAGATTGGAGTAACACTGAGTAAATTCACATTCACCTTCGTAAGGGCGTCTTAAAAATAGATTGCTCAGTACGGGAATGTACAACAGGCATTGAACGGCTGTGTTGAAATAACAAGTGTTCCCATTATTGTCAAAACCTTTCATTAAACTTTATGCATAAAAAAGGCTTAAGTAAAAGACGCGTATAGTAAATGTTAAGTAAAATGGACACCAAATCTATCACCGAAAAAATCAGGGATGTGTTTGAGACTCATAAGAATGAGGAGCACATCGAAGTAGAGATTCGTCTCGGGAAGCACAATGGTTCTCTATTTGATACAAATGTTGGAAAGGAGACATTTGAGCGTGTGCTCAAGGGTCTCAAGAAGTACAACGGTTGGGAGGAAACCAAAACCACCTCAACCGACGTTTTCTACGACGACACGAATGGAATTCGTATTTCATCTGACGAAGATACCGGTGAACAGATCATGGTTCAAAAAATTAAAGTTGTCAAAGAAGACTTCAAGTCTGAACCCCTAGACGTTCGTTTCAGTATATCTAGAGAAATCCCCACCCATGGATCCTATGACATGGATCGCAAAAGATCCAAGTACCGCCACTCCTTCGTTCGTAAGAACCTAAGCATTGACATGACAGTATCTTCTGGTGACAGTGTTGATATGGACTCAGAGGATGCCGCATCATATCAGATTGAACTTGAAATTGTTAAACCCAGTGATGTGGGTTCATACAACGATCTGTTCAATATTCTCCACAAAGTCAATGATCTCTCAAAATTAATCTAATGTAGTAGTAACATGCTATACTTGGTCATAGCTATCGTCCTTTTATTTTTTCTTTTTGAAAAACATAAAGTATCTGATGAAGTTGATGTATCGGAATTCTTTTACATAAGTAATGGTATGTCTAAAGATACTTATGTATTGATGCACAAGGATGGTATGACCAAGGAAGAATTAGATAAATTTGTATATATGGAGGATCGTTTTCTTCAATACGAAAAAGATTCAGTGTGTCTAGGTATACCGCAAATAGTCCCAGCTACAGTACTTTCTAATAAAATAAAAGAAGCATTCCCAAAATATAACTTCTCGTACCATACGATACACTTAAAGCAAATAGCAGAACCTAAAAAAAGTATCAATCTAAAGATTAAATGTCCCTAAAGTCTATGGATGAAGCCAGACATCTGGTTGTTGAAAAACCTGATGGTTCGGTGGCGATAGCGTTCAATCAAGAAATCCCACCACCGGAACCTCCACCGGAAATTATACAACCACGATCACATGTAAGATTTTTACTAGAATATCACCCCGTTGCGCGTGCTCTAGCGTATATATTCGTACTTGCATCTGGTGTAAATTTGGCTCTTTACACGAGAACAATAGATATTATCAATTTTGTGTTGATAGTATCTACGACGGGTGCTATACATACCGAATACCAGGCATCGATAGCAGTTGTAGTGTTTCATGGTACGTGTGCGGGACTCATGATAGTACCATTTTGTGTTCTTAGAATGTGGGAACAAGCTATTTACCAATTTTCAATCGCTATGATGTGTTTCACCACATTTAATACATGCAATCAAATAGCTATTCCCTAAATATGTCACTGTTCAGCATCTTGAAGAGATTCCATAACATCATCTTATGTTGTGGACTTTCAACATATTCCCAGTCATCAATTATAGACATGATGAGTTTGTTATCATCAGGCTCATCATTTTTACGAAAACTGAGGGGTGCACGATCTCCCTCACTCCTAACATTTCTAATGTAATCTGCTACAGTATAAATAATAGCGTCTAAAAGTTCTTCCTTTGCCATATCTAACCAAGAGTCTGTGGGTGTTCCCCATGTCCTTGTATCGTCGTCCACCCTCACACCATGATTATATCTTTTCAATCCGAGCTTTAACCGCTCGGTTAATTCCTCTCGGACGGGCATTATTAGTAATATTAGCTATACGCTTTAACCAATTTTTCTTGAATTGAGCCAATTTAGCAGCCGTTATAGTCTTTTTCTGATTCTTAAGGTTCATGATGTAGTTAACGGCTGCGAGGCGGTACCTATTCCTCATATTATTCTTAACTCCGTTAATATTGACAAGCTTCTTTTCCATATCACGGACACGTTCCCTCTTCCATTGTGCGACAAGTCTCTTTTTGATGTTGTCTATATCACGTTTAAAAGGTAGACCCAACTTGTTAGTTTTATTCATGTTACGAATCCTATTCTGAATAATTTTTACATCCCCATTAAGGTTGGGTTTGTACCTCTTCATCCATATCTTTCCATACAGTTTATTGAGATCATTTCGGATAGAGTTTTCATTGAGCCTTCTCTTCATTTCAACATTATTTGTTTTAAGTGCCCGGTTCATGTTCTTCTCAACCTCCTTAGCGGCTCTCTTATTATTTGTAGCCTTTAGCTTTAGAGCCCTAGGGGAAAGTGGCTTTTTTACAGGTTTATTAGCGATATTGTTTCTAGCCTTTTCTATTAACTTACACAGATCCGCTTTCTTCTCCTTACCAGTTAGTTCGATCTTTAGAAGCTTAGCGATATCTTTGAGTTCCTTTACCTTTTTACCCATACAACTTCCACGACCAATCTTGAATCTTCCATTAGCACCCCTTTTAAGATTGATATTCTTACCTGTGGTTGTATTTTTGTAGGTGACAGTTCTAACACCCTTCTTGGCTTTAATCTTTTCACAGATTTCATCCTTTTTCATTTGTCTAGTGCCATCCGAAGTCTTTACCCTAAACTGGACGATACCTAACTTTTTAGCCAATTCCACAAGTTCACCTCTACTCATACGTTTGCACGCAGCCATATCAACATTAACAGCATTAAGTTGATTCTTGGTTAGCTTGTTGGGGCTCGCCTTGGCCTTAGCCTTGACCTTAGGCTTGGCCTTAGGCTTGGCCTTAGCCTTGGTTGTCTTTTTGAGACCTTCACTAAACTCACCTGTTACTTCAATTTCACCATTTCTATCGAGTTGTTTAACGAACCTTGTTCCGAACTCGTAAGCACTTTGAAGAGTTTTTGGATCTTTAGTTCCTAGAATTTGGACGTTTCCATTCCTAGTAAGTACAAACTTGTAATCAAATGTGTCAATATAAAGAAATGGTGTAAGTTCGGGTTCATAACTCGCGTTACTCATCCCATACTGCTTGTAATTGAGAGCAATACTTCCCAAATTTCTAAACACACCATTGATCCTAAATTTAGCGCTTAAATTGTTATATTCAAATGGACCGTAAAGGAAGGGTTGTTTTTCTGTATAAGTGTTGACCATGAAACGACGTAAGAGTTCCGCTTGATTGGCGATATTAGAACCAACGAAACCAGCGGAGAAGCGTATCTTACCATTTCTATAGAAGTCTAGGGTTCCTCCCTTTGTTTCAATATCATTGGTAATGTTAAATTTGAACTGAACCTTGTTGATGACTTTGGTAGAATTGCCTTTTAGTCCAAATTCCCTTGTATGCTCAAGCCCAGTTTGCATTTGACCATAGTAGCCAACAATCTTGGTCGTGTCTAGATAAAGACCTTCACCAATCGGTGTCCTACCAACGGGTGTTTTTAAGAGTAAAGGTTTAAGATCCATCCGAACATTCTTCTGTCCAAAGTCTTTATTAATCATCGCATTGTACATACCTGTATTCAGTTTACTTACCTGAAGTTCAGTTGGTGGTGGAGGGGCAATGTAGTTTAGGTTATTACCAAACCCTTTTGCGAAATTGTTATTGGCTAGAAGGTTGGTGTTAATTTCAGGTTCATTATTGTTCATCATTCCCTGTTCAGCTAATAAGTTTTCAATCATTTTTTCGTTATTAGAATTCAAGATGACATCATCAAATTCGTTGGCTAATGGAGAGTTTTCAAACTGTTTAAAACGACCATATGTCCGGTTATTTACAAGGTTCTTTTGAAGTGTGGGGGGAATCCGTGCCTGTCTGGGAAGTGGTCGTGTAGGGCTACGGAAGAACTGTTGACCTTGTGCTATCCTATTTTCACGAGCTTTTCGTTCTTGGATCATAGCGACGTCTCGTTCTAGACGCCGAGCGAAATTGTCATTCGAATTTGACGCAGAATTGGGACTTTGAAGTTCCACGCCAGAACGACGAACAAATTCTTGAACCGACTGGCTCATATTACTATTGGTCACTATTTTTTTTAATAATCCTCTGTGAATCCGATACTTTCCTCAATCACGTCAAGTCCGAATATAACTGGTTGCTTAGGGTACGTCCTTCCCTTGTATTTAACAATCTCTTCTCGGACTTCAATATCCCTAGAACTGAATGGTCCTATGTAGAAATCCTGGTTAAATTTGGGTTTACCGAGGTTGTTTGCGGAACAATGCTGGTTGAACATCTGCACGAAGATGGTCTGAGGAACGCACAATTCGTCACCAAACTTGATAGATGTAGACTCAAGGAAGTTTGTGAGGGTACTCGCAACCATCGCCACTTGCTTCTTGATGATTTCAAAGTACTTCGGAACAACATTCCAGATATCTCTATCCCTGTATTTGTTAGAATAATCAAGGTATCCACGAACGCACTTGAGGAGGATGATGGGTAGCTCCCTGTTGAGCTTCTCATCTAGCTGGGGATCAGCTTCCCTAACCTGCTTAGTGAAGTTCCATGGAAGAATACGACGTAGGATAGAGCCAGAGTTATCTTTCCAGTTTGGTACTTCATTACCACCCAAAACTCCAGGAACATTCCATTCAATAGATACAGCAGTCTTGTTCTTTACAGCGATAGATACATCTTCCCCTGAAACGATAGACTGAAACTCCGCTTGTTCAAGACCAAGATCAGCCTTAATCTCCGGTGCAATGAACATGAAGTTATCCTTGATGGCAGAGAGACCGAACTTCTTTTCAATATTATTCGCTAGTACACCAACATCCTCACTTTCATAGAACTTCTTGAATACCTTCGTAATTAGGGTACTTTTACCAGACCTCGCAATACCTTTGAAGAATGGGATAATTTGCCAAGAATCCAGCTCACCAACATCATAACAGAGACGCCCACCCATCACATATGCCCAGTCACATACTTCCTGATCCAATTTCTGATACTTTAGAACCTTATCGAAGTTTGGTGTCGGGATATCCTGCCACCTCTCCAGGTGTGAGAAGTCATCAAACTGTTGATCAAAATATTTACAGGAAACGATAGTTGGATCTAGGCACGCAAAGTCTGAGCTCTCATATGGGTAGAAACGACAGTCATACACACCTCGATCCGGAATCCATTCCTTACCAACAAAGAGACCGTTTTTGAAAGACCATACATGTCTTCTCTTACTTATTTCAGGAAACTGTTGATCTTTGCATTTGGATACATGGTCAATAACCTCACGGAAAATACTTCCCTTACTTGTAAAGTTTTTCCAGTTTGTAAATGATGAATCCTTTTGAGCAATTGAATACACAAATTGATCTATAGGAAAAATTGGATTCCAAGCTCTAGTTCTGTACCCCTCAATAGTCTTGATTTCTTCACAGCAATGTCCCTTGTATCTACGATACCCACACTTGTATGTCTCTTCTAAAGTGTACAGAAGACATTTCTGATACGGTGAAATACTTTCAATCTCTTCATCATCCATAGCAGAAGGATCTGAAAACTTTGGAAACTGGGGCTGAACAGTTGGAGTACTTACACGCTCGTATGAGATGTAGTGACGTCGGATATTTTCATATCCATCCTCAATGTGTAGAATGATGTTAGCAATACGCTTATCTAGACTAAGACCCAAATCATCAGATAGACTCTCATCTCCATTTTTCATTTTTTCCTTTTTCATCTTGTTCATATGATTCCTTAACTCTACAGCGAAATCAAGGTTCTTTTTTCTGATAGTCTTAATAGCTACCAAATCTATATCATTGATTGATACAGCTCCATATTCATTGAAACAATTATTTGAAATGTACTGGTTGTATCCCAGCATCTGGTGACTAAGAAAGTCTTTTTCATGGAGTCCCCACGCATTCTCTAAATTTGACAAGAGGCGTGTACCCTGATCCTCATTCATCGACCGAATTTGCTGATTATGAAGCTCTGCCAAAGCTTCATACTTGTTGGGTTCCTTATCGATGAAGTGGGTATTTTCCATATTAATGATACTACAGGTTTTTCTTTTAATTAGTTTTCAGAGATTGAAGTTGAGCTAAAATTTTCACCAAAATTTTATTTTGGACTTGGATCTGACTAGAAATTCCAACGAGAGCACTGCACACAGTGTCACCCTCATCGGTTGCGAACAGAGATCCGAGAAGCTCAGGTAAATCAATTTCCTCATCCTCACCAGGATCTATGATACTGTCAGTCTCCATTTCAATCTCGGATTCGGTATCCAGAATTTCACCATCTTCAATTTCATCAGGCTGTGTGGACATTTGTAGTAGACTGAGAAATTCTGGATCGCGAAATTTCGCATTTATTCAAAATTATTTTCTCTGCTTATAGTACAACAACTCTCAAAATGGCTGGCGGTCTTATGCAACTCGTCGCTTACGGTGCCCAGGATGTCTACCTTACCGGTAACCCTGAGGTAACTTTCTTCCAGGCTAAATACAAGCGCCACACTAACTTCGCGATGGAGAACATCGAGCAGACCGTGAACGGTACTGCCGCTGACTCCGGCCGCGTCTCCGTCACCGTTGCCCGTAACGGTGATCTCGTCGGTGACATGTACGTCGAACTCAAGGTCAAGGCCTCCGGTATTGACGAGGCTGGTGCCTGCTGGGTCGCTGAGCGCGCGATCAACAACGTCGAATTATCAATTGGAGGTCAGCGAATTGACAAGCAGTACCAGAAGTGGTGGCGTCTGTACACCGAGCTTTACCTCGATGACTCGAAGAAGGCTACTTACGGTAAGATGACCTCCGGTATTTCCGGCAAGACTGTCTATTTGCCCCTATACTTCTTTTTCAACAGGAATCCTGGACTTTATTTGCCACTAATTGCTCTACAGTACCACGAGGTCCGACTGGATTTCGATCTGTCCGCGCACTTCGATGAGTGGCTCGACACCTCCACCTTCAAGGTCTGGGCTAACTACATCTACCTTGACACCGAGGAGCGTCGCCGATTCGCCCAGAAGGGTCATGAGTACCTTATCGAGCAGGTCCAGCACACCGGCGCTGACACCGTTGACTCTGGCTCCACCAAGCAGGTCCGCCTCTCGTACAACCACCCCGTTAAGGAGCTTGTGTGGTGCTTCTCCAACACCCTCACCCAGAACTCCATGTTCAACTTCACCAACGCGTCCACCGACGAGGATGTCGTGCTTCACACCACCGCCTCCTCGGCTACCTCCAACGCCCTCGTTTCCCTCTCCACTTATGGTTCCCCCATGCTTGGTCTCGGTCTCGGCATCGGCGGTACCTCCACCTTCACTGAGGATTCCGTTGGTCCCCTCAACACCTTCAAGCTTGTGCTTAACGGCCAGGACCGTTTCAAGGAGCAGAAGGGCAAGTACTTCAACCAGGTCCAGCCCTTCCAGCACCACACTGGCTCCCCCTACGCCGGTGTCTACGCGTACTCCTTCGCGCTCAAGCCCGAGGAGCACCAGCCTACCGGCACTTGCAACTTCTCCCGCATTGATAACGCGCAGGTTGCTGTCACTATGGGCACCGCCAATGACGCGACCACCATGCACATGTTCGCCACTAACTACAACGTCCTCCGCATCCAATCGGGTATGGGTGGCCTCGCCTTCTCCAACTAAATACTCATACGAAGTATTTTAGTAAATATCATTAAAAATTCATCTTTAAAAATTGAAACCACACAATTTTTAAAATTGAAAGACTTAAAAACAAAAATGTCTATTGAAATATCATGATAGCTGTAGGTCAAACTTCTACATGTTTTGCTCTTATTCGACGACGGACATATCGACAACGAAAAAAACCTTGTACGAAGAATCCTGACGCACTTACATGTGCGATACGTCATAGACGCTGTAAAGTGTGTCCATTTAATAACTTTTTCAAAAAGGAAAACATACTTAAATATACCCCTCCCGTTATAGATACACCCAAGAAGGCATCCGAGTATCCGGATAAATCTAAATAATCATTTTTAAAACGCATATTCTATACGAGTTTTAAAAGAGTTTTTAAAATTAGACGTTTTTAGCACGAGGGCGACGACGAGATATTTTGGTTTGTGATCTATATTTAGATGATCTTGATTTCCACCACCTGTATCCACCGAAACTAACTGAGATCATAGATATACAACATAAACAACACAGTACTAAGAGAATGACTAATGGAATCATTTCTCCCATTGCTTCTTCATTTTCTGCGTTAGTTATGTCATCCCCACACATTCGTGTGAAAGTTTCGTCTGTATTGAGCCTGGCCTTTTCTGCGTTAGATGCATTTTCACTCACCTGTACATCCCTACACACACGTTTAGGGAACTTTTTGTCCTTAGGTATCCTAGGTAATGACTGGACATACTCCTTAGGTAGTGGTATAGGTAAAGCCAAGGCTTTAGACACTATATCCATCTTACTTTATGACAACAATTTATTTATCACCAACTACACTGGTGTTCCTGATGCGGTTTCTGAGAGTCGTGATCTTGGAAGGCTGCTGGATATGGTTTGGTACGAGGTTATCCTCCCAATCCCAAAATACAAAGTCACCCACAGGGATCTTGTGATCATTTGTGACTAAGCAGCACACAACCTTGGCCACCTTATCAGTGGGTTCAGCCTTGGAGAAGTTGCGAACCTGTTTGTATACATTACCATCCTTCACGTAGTGAGAACCAGTTACGTGAATGTCCCCAATCTTATAGTAAGGATCATTGTGATTCCTAATGTTCATGGTAGCCTCAACGATGCTTCCATTTATGAGAACATCACCAAGTTCAAGATTCTTCATTTGGCGGGTGGTACCATTCTTAAGTTGAATGGCGGTTTCGGGGGCGAAACACCTAAATCGGCGACGTTTGAACCTACGCCCGACCTTTCCACCACGACGTCTGAACCTACGTTTCATCTTGGCACGCATATTGCGAGCCCTAGCAGCTCTGCGAGCAGCTTTGCGACGTGCTCTTGCGATGAGTCGCTTTTGGCGGGCTCGGGATCTTGCGGCCTTTTGAGCGCGACTCCTTCGCTCGCGCGCCAAACGCGCTGCACCACCACGACTACGAATATTGGATGGTCTTGGTCTCCTGCGGACACGTTTAGATGCCCTTATGGCTTTCTTCTTTCTCATACGAAGAAAAGCAAAAATCCCTCCACCTATAGATGAAGAACAACAACATGCGACAAGTCCCACTATTAACATTGTGTTATCACCACCACCTTGATTTGGTAATGGTATTGGTGCACTCATTATATCTTAAGTAAATATTATAAATTGACTTTCTGGTCTTCCCAATCCCAAAATATATGTTCACCTACTGGTATTCTATGGTCGTTTGTGATTACACAACTGACCACAGTATCAACTATGTCTGTAGATCTAGATTCTTTAAAGTTTTGAACTTTTACATATTTATTGGAATCTCTTATGTAGTGTGATCCAGTCACGAGTATGTCAGTATCCAGTTCTTTACTGTGAATGCGGTAGTATTTATCTCCTTCATTTCGTATTTGCATAGTGGCATTTACAATGCTACCATTTGTAAGAACATCACCAAGCTTAAGATCCTTAATAGATACAGTGTTACCATCTTGAAGCTTTATAGGTGTCTCAGGAGAGAAACAGCGCCGACGACGCTTACGCCCCGTCTTTCCACCACGCTTACGCCCAGTCTTCCCACCACGCCTACGCCTACGTCTGAAAGCTCGTTTAAACCTACGTCCAATCCTACGGAGTTTGGGTTTTCTAATTCTCCTAAAAGCTCGTTTAAACCTACGTCCAATCTTACGGAGTTTGGGTTTTCTACGAATTCGTTTCGCTCTAGCAGCGATGGCTCTTTGGCGGGCAGCCGCTTGTTCTCTGCGTCTCCGTTCAGCTTGACGTCTAGCGGCGGCAGCCCTCCGTCTAGCGGCGGCGGCTTCTCTAGCTCTTCTAGCGGCGGCTTCTCTAGCTCTTCTAGCAGCGGCTTCTCTAGCTCTTCTAGCAGCGGCTTCTCTAGCTCTTCTAGCGGCGGCCCTCCGTTTAGCAGCAGCGGCAGCTTCGGCCTTTCTTTTTGCTTCTGCAGCAGCGGCAGCATCAGCTTGCCTTTTCTTAATAAAGGCAAATGCTCCACCCCCACCGAGAACACTTGACA